GCTTTATCAGATGCTCCTTGCATTTGTTGAAGTTCTTCTAATTCTTTTTTATATATTTTTACTAAATCTCCAGATTTATCACCAAGAAGAACTTTCGCTTGTGCTTCAAGTTCGACAACTTTTATAGCTCTTTCTCGTTCTTCAGTTGTTAAACCAATAAGTTCTTTTTCAAATTTTAATTCATCAAATAATTTTTTTATTTCAAGACCAGCTTTTTTCTTTTCATCAATAAATTTTTTTTCTGTTTCAGTAAGTTCTTTAGTCTTTTCTGGTCCTCCTAATTCTATTGGAGCAACTTCAACTTTCATTTTATCAATTTTATCTAATCCAATAGATAATTCTTCAGTACTCTTTTTAAATTTTAAAATTGCTTCATCAGCATCTAACATCTGTCTAACAAAATCTCTATTAGCATCAGTTGGAATTAATCTTAATCTAATTAATTCTACACTCTCCTCCATGTGTTTTACCATTAATTGCCAACCTTGTTTCCATTCATCAACAAAAGGTCTAAATCCTGCCATCCAAAGATCAAGTGCAGGTTTTATTCCTTCTCCTATATCTCGTTTAATTCCCTTAAATAATTCCCGATTTTTACCTAATTGAAATTCTGTAGTTCCTGCAATTTTTTGAAAAGCTGTTTCAGTAGCTCCAGCAGAATCCATCATTGCTTTATAATCTTGCATCAATGCAAGAACACTCTTACGTGTCGCAGCAACGCCAAGTAAAGCTCTTACATTACTAAAAATTGCAGCAGTTTCATCAATAGTAGCATATTTTAATTTTTCCATTACTCCTGTTAGACCAAGAGTTTGAAGAGTAGTTGAATTTAATTCTAATCCAAATCTTTTTGCAACTTCTATACTTTCTTCTGCTGGAGTTAAAAATGTTGTAATAATTCCTTTTAATGAAGTCATTGCCATATCTGCTTTAATACCAGCACGAGTCATTGTAGCTATTCCAGCAGCAACTTGTTCAAGAGGTAAATTAGCAGAAGCAGCTATCGCAATAACATTACCTATTGTAGAAGATAATTCCTCAAAAGTTAATACACCTCGTTTTACAAGAGCAAATAAAATATCGCTAATTTTACCTGCTTCTTTTGCACTATATCCATAAGAATTTATAATTGTAATTAAAGCATTAGTAGCAACAGCAGCACTTGTTAAACCAGCAGTTCCAGCTTTTACTCCTGCTTCAAGAACTATCATTGCATCATTAGCATTTATACAAGCAGATAAAATATCATAAAGACCTTTTGATAATGTAGCAGTCGATTGACCATATTTTATAGCTAAATTTGAAAGTTGTTTTTCATATCCAGGAAGATATCGCATTGTTTGATCATCAAGCATTGTAGAAACATTAGCTAATTCCATTTCAAAAGCTGCTGCTTCTTTTATAGCAGTTTGAGCAAATCGTACTGTTTTATATACTGCTGCAAGACCCATTAAACCAGTAGCAACAGTTGATATCTGTCTTCCAAGACCAGAAAAAGACTTTTCATTCTGTGCTGTACTTCTATCTATATCCCCCGCTCCGCCTTGTATTTTTTTCACAGCGGAATCAAATTGATTAGCACCTTGCTGAGCTTTCATCGCATTAATTGCAACATCAATGCTTGGCATATCGTTTTCTTTCTTCTATTAAATATTCTAAATATTTTTCATCTATAATTCGTATAAGATGAGTTATTTCTTGTCTTCTTTCTAAAGAAAAAACGCCATTTAAATTAAGAAAAGCCTCTATTTCTGAAAATTTAATTGAATCAAAATTTATTCTTGAAGAAGATAAGGCTATAAAACCTTCCCAAATAAAAATTAAATCATTATATAAAATAGGAGATGGATGTTTTCCTACTTTTCCAACTGCTCTTAATTTACTTTCGTATTTTCCCCACTCTAATTGCCAGAGTAGGAATTCAATTAGTTTTTTTCTGAATCCTTTATCAAATCCTTTTTATATTGATCGGCATTCTCTGAAACAATTACTACAAAATTATAGAAATCTTTTAATTCAGGATTCTTAAAATACTCTATCGCTTTCTCAACACTATAAGGAATAGATTTACCATTTTCCTCAATATTTTTCCAATCAAGAAGAATAGTTTTTGCTCGAACTTCTAATAAAATATCAGCAAAATCTTCCGCTTTAACTTTATCTTCTCTTATATTTTTTCTATAAGGTTCAATAAGATTTTGAAGTAATTCAATATATTTTACATTTCGAACTCTTGCAATTTTTAATTGAATACCTTCTGCAAAATCAACCCAAATTCCTTCTATCTCTTTTTTAAGATCAATCTTTATACTATTTATATCTGCCATTTTTAAGTCCTCTCAAATACATATATCCGCCCAGAATAATTAAATATTCTGGGCGGATAATAAAATTATTAATTAAAAGTTAAAGAACCAGTAATAATAGTTGTAGCAGTAAGTGAACCAACAAACAAAGCTAAAACACTTGGAGTAAATCGTGCAATACGAATGGAAATATTTTCAGCAGCATCCATATAAGCTCTAAATTCAAATTCTCCTATAACATCTGTATTTAAACCACCTGCTGATCTTGTTCCATTTATAATCTTAACAGAAGGAAGTTCAATTACATAACCATTACCAACATTATCTTGAACAGCTAAAATTAATGAAGTAACATTTTGATTCAAATATTTATTAAATAAAGTAGCATTAGCAAGATGAATAGTTACTGTACCAGTTATTTCAATTGTACCTGTTCCCATACTAACTACACCAAGAGTTCCAACTTGCAATCTTGTCCTTAAATTATTATTTAAAGACATTGCAAAACTAAGAATTGCTAAATCTGATAAATTTTCAAGGAAATTAACAACGTGATTCGCTCCAGTCATTACTACCGTATTTGTTTCATCAGTATAACCAGAACCAGCAGAAACTGTTAATGATTCTTCTGCCGAACCTAAAAATCCAAATGTTCCTTTTATAATTGCATCTGCTGGAACATCAAGAGACATTGTATTTATACTCATTCCTTTAAGAAGAGAAAGAACATTGGATAAATCTTTAAAATCCTTTTCTAAATTATAACTAACAAGCGTAGTTCCATTAGTTATATAAGCTCCCATAATTATTTCTCTTGGATTAGAACCAATCCCTTCAGTTACAAGTATTCCTCCACTAACAATTAATTTTCCAGCAGCAACAGAAACAATTTTAAAGAATCCATTATTTGCTGAATTAGTAAAACCAGCAGTAAGAATCCATTGATTAGCTACAAAACTACTAAAACTATCAGAAGAATCATTAAAAGAATTATCAGCAGCATCAACTGAAAAAGTATTTCGCTCTCTTCTAACTTCAGTAGTCCAACCAGAAGACATCAAAACTGCTTTAATAAAATCATCATGCGAACCATAACTTAATTCAAAAGCCACATCGCCGCTCGCACTTAATCCAATTCTGGCCACATCTGAAATCTGCCTATCAGAACGAATTTCTTCTGAAATAGTTGTAGCCATATCTTGTTTCAATGATTCACTATTATAACGAAGAATCTGTAAATTAGAACCAGTTTTTTTCTGTCCAAAAGAAGACTCTTCAACATAAGCGAGTTGTACTCTATTTGCATCACTCATTTTTTATTCCTTAATAAAATTTTAATTTTTTATTTATATACTATAAATCTGATGGAGGACTATCTAATTTTAACGCATAAACAATAGTTAAACTCTCACTTTTTCCTTTTAATTGTGTTGAAACATCAAGATCACCTGCTCCAGTAGAAGACCCAGCAGAAACACCATCAAAAAGATGATGATTAGCAAAACCAAGAACACCTGAAATTCCAGCAGCAGAGCCATAAAATTCTCTTGAAACTTTTTGTATCCCATTTATAGAAGATGTTCCAGCAAGAGAACCAGCTATATTTGTAATTTCTTTAAGCAAAGCTAAAAGAGCAGAAGCTCCAGCAGAAGAACCTACACATCCTGGTTGTGAATCAAGTCTTGCTGCAAGTGTAGTAGATCCAGCAAGAGAACCAACTATATTAGTTATCTCTTCAAGCAAAGC